TCTCCTCATGATCCACTCAATCGTCTTGTTGTATAGAGTCTTGTGATTCACTCAGTTTAGATGGGCACTTTGTCGGTTTGGTTCGTTCGATATACCTGTGATCTCAATAGACTTGACTCCTTCAAGGATTGTGTGTTCTCCCAATGAGTGAGTGTGATTCATTCCTGTTGGTTGCCTCCCAAGAGTTGGTCAATCTGATTTGGTGAGTCTGATTCATTTTAGGCGCGTGTCGCATTCATGCTGTCTTGATTCATTTGGTGCTTGTGTCGCCTTACGTGCAGGATTCATTTGATGAATCTGTGCTCTTTGTCGGTTTGATTGCCTTGCAAGGAATGTGCTCTCCGTTGCCGTGAGTCATTCAATCAATCTGGCAACTCGTTTTACTTGATTCATACCAGAAAAATGTATTATCGCCATTCGTGATTGACTCTTCGGAAAAGTTCCATCTCCATTGGTGATTCACTCGCCTTGTCTGTTCTCTCAAGAAGCATGGCTCGTTCGATTGTTTTGGTTCATCATAAGACCTGGCTCACTCAGGTTTGATGGAGAATCGGGGAACTTGGTTCATTCAATGGCGCTGGTCACTTTTCAGCTTTGGTTGCCTCACCACTCTTGGCCTCTCCAGTGTCTTGAGTTACTTCGGCTCTCTCCGACAGGCGTCTAAGACGCGCTGCACCATGGGCCGATGGTATTGCACCATGAGCCAGGCGACAAAGAGATGCCATTTGTTTGTCCAATAGTCCCTCACAAATTTTGTCGGCTCGCCGTTTTTGGGTCACTTCCCCAAAGTGTTGAATCTCACTCGATGATTCACTCAACCATACTGGGTTCTCATAAGTCGTGGTTTTCTCAATTAGTGTGAGTCTCGTCGTTTAAGGATCAATCCTGGCTTACGTGCTATCAAGGATTTTGATTCGTGGAATTCTAAAAAACCGGAGGGTGACAGTCTACCGCTAATTTTCGTGCCTTGTGGATAACTGGCACATAAAACAAAACGGCGACCTCCCCGACCGGATAATTGACACCGGATCACTGAAGGTCGCCGTTTCAAAGCGGGTCACTTTCAAAAAAATATAGCAAATTAGATTGACGATAAGCAAGAATGTAGAGAGAAAAATATAAAGCGGAACACTTTATATTTTTTTGACACGCACAGAAAAAAAAGAGATGAAACGCCATAATTGATTACGGTAAAATTCTGTTTCATTCTTTTTCACCTGGATCTGCTTGTGTATGCCGATGATTAAAGGCAAAGGCGTTGGACCGTCAACGTCAACGAAAGAACGATTGATGGTGGCGCTTGCCGAGGACCATCAACAAGTCTGCGGGACCATTTTTCGTAAATGGCGAGGTGAGCATTGGATGGATGGCACGTATCACTTAATCGACCTCACGGCGGGCGATGGGTTGAGCGAGCAGGCGTCGTGCGGGCGTCGGTATTCCTACGATGTGCAAATATTTCGTTCGGCCATGAAGGAATATCCGTCGAATTTTATGGGCGTGGCGCTGGAACGTGAACAAAAGAACTTAGAATCCTTTATTGAAACCTTGCGCTTAGCCTGCCATGAAAAGATGGTCGAGCGGCCTGTGCTGTTTGATCCGGTCTTTGAGGCGCTGGAGCTGGGCACCTTACGGTGTGAGGCGGGCGATCATCGCACGTTTGATTTTGTGAAGGCGTTACCGATGGCCGCGCAAAAAAAGTATGGCCTGATTGTGTTTGATCCGAACCCATCGAAAGAAAATCTAGAGTCGTTACGAGTGATTGCCGCCCTGACGCGGCGCCATCCCAAATTGGATGTGCTGTGTTATTTGTCCGGCACGGCCTTTAAACGAATCAGCACCGCGACAGACTTTCCAAACGTGTGGGAGGCGTTGCAGGCTCTCAATAAGCAATTTTGGCTGATGAGTGAATTGCTTGGCCAAAATCAATATGCGGTGTTTTTAGGCTTGAACTTTAAACCAGGCGACTGGCTGGATCCGTATTGCAAGATCCGGCGATTAGGCTTTGTCGATGTCATTACCGAGGAAGGGCAAGCCCGCGTGAAGAAATTGCAATACACCAATAAACAACTCGAAGAGATGAACGGGAGGACGCCATGACTCTATCGACCAAAACTGAAATTGTCATCGACAAAGAGTTCCAATCATTTTTACCGCCCTTAACGACGGAAGAGCTAGATGGTTTGACGCGTGACATTCAAAAGTATGGCTGTCGCGAGCCATTGACGGTGTGGAAAAGCAACGGGAACGAGTCAGCTATTTTGTTAGATGGCCACAACCGCCTAGCTATTTGCCAGAAGCATCACATTCCGTATGAGACGCGCGAGATCAGCATTTCCACACGCCAGCATGTGAAGCTGTGGATCTGTATGAACCAATTGCATAAACGCAATCTGTCGCTGAATGCCCGAAGCTATTATCGAGGAAAAATTTACGAGATAGAAAAGGAGATGCATGGCGGAGGGCAACGACCGGCTTTAAAAGGTAACAGTTACCTTTTAAAAGACGCCGCCAATAAGACGGCCAAGAATCTCGCCAAAAAAGAAGGCGTGAGCGAGAAAACCGTCAGGCTGGATGGCGAATTTGCCAGAGCCGTTGATTTATTAGAAGAAATGACACCAGGCACCGAGCGGGAAATTTTAACCGGCGCCATGACGAAAAAAGACGTGATGAAACAAGCCAAGGCGGCACCGAAAAAGAAAGACGAGAAGGAGCCGAAAAAAAAGAAACCTTCAGTGACGCCCGCGGTCAAGGACTATTACACCGTCGAAGCGTTCAAGCAGTTGACGGAAGATGAGCAGGAAGCCGTGTTGATTACAAAGCCGAGTGGCGTCTTTAATGCCCAAAAAAATGAGTCCATCGAATGGGCACAGTGGAGTTGGAATCCGGTGACCGGCTGTCAATTTAATTGCGTGTGGTGTTATGCCAGAGATATCGCCCAGGACCTCTATCCGACCAAGTTTGAACCAACGCTCTGGCCGAAAAAGATCCACATTCCGCGCTTAATGACGCCACCGGAAAAAGCCAAGACTGAAATTGGCTTTAAGAATTGTTTCGTGTGCTCGATGGCCGACCTGTTTGGTTCCTGGGTGCCTTCCAATATTATTGAGACGATTATCGAAGAATGTTGCCATGCGACCGAGTGGAATTTTCTCTTTTTAACCAAATTTCCATCGCGCTTAAAGGAATTTGAGTTTGGAGAAAATTGTTGGGTGGGCACGAGTGTCGACATCCAGGCACGAGTGAAAGCAGCAGAGGAGGCCTTCCGGCATGTGCGGGCGGGCGTGAAGTGGCTGTCCGTCGAGCCGATGCTAGAGAACTTGCAATTCTCTTCGCTAGACATGTTCGATTGGATCGTGGTGGGAGGTGCCAGCGCGTCGAAGGCCACGGGCGGCACGAGAGCCACACCGGACTATATCCCGCCAACTGAATGGTTAGGCCATATCTATACACAAGCGGCAAAGAGCGGGTGCAAGGTCTATACTAAAACAAACGGGCGCACGAAGGAATATCCTGGATATGAATACGCCAGCGGGCCAAAAGATTTGCAGTACGTGCCAGACAAAAAATGGCTGGTCGACGGACCATGAGGCAATCGGTTCACGTCAGCGACCACGCAAAAAAAAATTAGACAAGCCCAGTCCAAAGTGCTAAGTTATACACAACGGTAAATAGTCTTAGGTAGAAAAGTTTATTTTATGCTGTATTCCTTAAAAAAACCACGCCATCCAATGATGGCTCAGATGACGAATGATACCTCGACAGTTTTGCGCGACCGCTCCATGTGGGAGTTGGTGCCCGAGGTCTGCGTGCATACTTGGATTGATATCTGTGTGGAAGGGATAAACAAGACCAACGATGACCCCACCATTCTCCTGCATCAGATTTGTAGCACGTGCCATCATGCCCGTGCTGTGCGAAAACAATTGAGCGAGTAATCCGCGAAACCTCCCCATATCTCCCGCTATTAAGATTGTCGTAATAGTTACTTCATGTTACATTGAGAAACCCGTGATTTTCTCGTTGAGGACGAGAAACGTAGACGTGCCTTGGAGATCGTTCTCCGACATTTTCTGCTCCCTCCCCTCTGGCTGGTACTCTTGTGACCAGTGCCATTCCCTGTTTTCTTCACTTGCAACGTGCGCTTGATTGTTATCAAGCCCCGCCTGGGTTCGCCCTCTTACGCACCACCGCCTACATTCAATTTGATTCGCGCGATAGCCCCATCACGTGTCAGGTGGGCGACCGTGCCCATGTGACGCAATGCCGTATCAAGCAACCGATCCTTGAGTTACTGCTTACTATTACCGACATTCATGAGACAGAAATTCCCCATGTCTTTGTGCTCGAAGCCATGCGGGTTGATCTTGTTCAACATGAGAGGGAGGCGCCACGATTATGACCACATTGAAAAACCGCATGACGATTGCCTGGAAAGCCGCCATGGGCATTTTTTCCGATAAAGCTCTTGAGACTGCCGGGACCTTAATTGGCGGCATGATTGGCGGTGGTGGTGCGCCGCCCATTAGAGGAACACAACAGTACATGAAAGCGTATTCCACTATGCCTTGGGTGAGAGGCATTGCTGGCAAGATTGCCTATGCCGTGGCGGCGACCCCGTGGACACTCTCGGTCGTTCGTGAACGGGGCCAACAGCGGGCCATGAAAGATGCCCGTTTACAGTATGGGTCGCGTGAACAACGCAAACAACTCATGAAAGCACGGCGTGAACAGGCTGAAATTACAGAAATTACCACCCATCCGTTGCTCGACCTCTTAAATGATGCCAACTCGTTTCATACCGGTTTGAATTTACGAAAGCTTTCGATGATTTATTTGGACCTCGTGGGCGATTGTTTCTGGCTCAAACAGCGCAATGCCTTAGGAGCGCCCGTTGCCGCGTGGCCGATTCCTCCCCATTGGATCAGTAAAGTGCCTACGGCCAGCGAACCGTATTACGACCTGAATTCCCAAGGCACACGCTTTCGCATTGACGACAGTGAAATGTTGTGGATGAGCGATAGCAATCCGGACAATCCCTACAGCCGCGGCGTCGGCCACATGCAAGCGGTCAGCGATGAACTGGAAATTGGTGAGTATGGACAGAAGATGGTGAAACAGGTCTTTTTTAATATGGCCCGACCCGATCTGCTCGTCATGCCTAAAGAAGGCATGTTGCAAGAAGCTGAAGTCGACCGATTAGAACAACGCTGGACCCAGGCAACGCAAGGATTTTGGCGGGCCTTCCGGCCATTTTTTATGCGGAAAGCGGTTGAGGTCAAAGTGTTTGAGCAGAATTTCCAAAATATTCAGATGACGCAATTGCAAGATCACCAGCGCGATACCATTATGCAGACCTTCGGCATTCCTCCGGAAATTATGGGCGTTCTGAGTTCTTCCAACCGTGCCACCATTGAAGCCGCCGAATACCTGTTCATGGAGTATGTGGTGATTCCTCGGTTGGAATTTCTCCGGCAACAATTACAATCTCGCATGGTGCCCGAATATGATGAGCGATTAATTTTAGACTATGTCGCCCCAACCCGATCAGATAAAAGCCTCGAACTCGATGCCGCCAAAGCTGCACCGTGGGCCTTGAGTATGGACGAATGGCGAGAGTTGCAAGGCTTTGCCCAGAAAGAAGATGGCAGCGGCAGCGTGCATATGATCCCTGCAAATCTCTTTCCGGTGAATCAAGTGCAAGAGCAAGAACTTGAATTTGAAGATGTCGATGAGGTCGAACCGCTCCAACTTACAAGTTTGTCGAATCAGGAATTGGTCACGATGCGGCGATTGGTCGAGAAGACGCGCCGCTAATCTTATTTATTCAAGAAGGGACAATACCATGAACCTACACAAAACATTTGTCATGCTGATTATTATCGGTGGATTGTTATGGGGAGGCAGTGCCCAAGCGGCTGAGATGTCATTTACCGTCAAGGCTCATGTGCCAGCCGATTTATCGTTAGCGCACCAGCAACTCTTTTTTGATGTGGCGGGTGATGGCCTGGACGAAGCCCAGCATACAATTACTGCCAAAGATCCGTTGGGCAATTATGATCTGACGCATATTCATGTCTATACCGTGCCAGCCACCTTAGGCGTGGGCGAGTATGAAGTTTCCGTACAGATGGCTTCCGTCGATCTGGCTGGCAATATTGGGCCGAAATCGGCCAAGGCCACAACCATGCTGAAGTTGATTGCTCTTCCGAAGATGCCAGGGAGCGTGACCATTACTTGTGAACCGGCGCCATGCCAATTAAAAATCGTGACGCCTTCAACCCCATAAGGACCATGGCCATGAAAACATATTGGATTCCGATTCTTGTTTTTTTCTGTGTGCCTGCGCTCGTGTGGTCGCAAGCCTCGGATCGTCGATTTACGGTGGAGTATGAAGAGCCGACAGAAAATGCGGGCACGGCGGCGACAGATACGGCGATCACGAGCGTGGGCAGTGAGCTGGTCATCACACAAGCCGATGGAAAGGCCATTCAAGAAGGAACAGGACAAGAGCAGGCCAAACGATTTGTGATGGAACGGTTGTCCACCGGCAGCTATCTACTGAAGTCTGGGTTAAACGATTTGTGCTTAAGTGTGCCGAACAGTTCTACCACACAAAGCGTGCAACTCACGTTTGAATCATGCGTCGCCACGGCGACGAATCAGCAATGGCTCGTCGGCCCATCACCGACCACGCTACGGCCCATGCATAATCAAACGATGTGTGCGGATATTGCTGGTGGCTCCAGTTCGCCAGGAGCCAAGATTCAACAATATCCCTGTCATGGTGGCACCAATCAAGCCTGGACCTATACCGCCACCGGAACGAAGCCTTTGGACGATCTGGCCGGAACCAATATCTATATTGACGTGATTCGTGATGGCGAGGCCGAAACAAAAACGACGGTGCCTGCCACGGCCAAAACGGGCGGCGGGACGATAAGCAAACGATTTTGCCAAGTGATTAAAGATCTTTCAATTGCTGAAACAATTAACGTCAATGTCACCGCCTTCGATGAGGCGGGCAACGAAAGTGATCGGTCTGAGACGGTAGTCTGGCAAGTCGCCGGGAATCCCGACTGTACGCCGGTCGTGTCACAAAATTGTGCGGAAGGCGATTTCATTACCGATAAAGACAAACACGAATGGACGCTCGGCCCCAATAATGAAACGCTGCGTGATGGCGTGCATACAGCGGGTGGCATCGGCACGCCGTATCTCTATGCCAACGACGTGGTCTATGTCAAAGGCGGCACGAATTGGTATCGCTACGATGGCCCGACGAATTCGTGGATTAATGTCGGGCAAACCAAACCAGAGTGTTCCACGGCGATTCCAGTCGAGATGATTCTGACGCATACGGCGGTCGATGTTGACCCAGATGCCTCGGGCCTTCAAGTCTATGGCGGCACGGAGGTCACTTATCGCGGCGTTGTTGTCGACAATCAGGCGATAAGCTGGGAATGGTTGTACACGATTGACGGTGGACCGGAAACCGTCTTTTCTTCCGGTGCGGCATTGCCCATTGAAGATGTGGTCTTTACGTATCCCATCGGACCAAAAACGTATGCATGGATCCTGCGAGGCAAAAATGCCAGCGGAGGCGTCGGCGACAGTCGCGTGACCGTGGAAGTCATTGCCAAACCAGGTGACACCGATCCTCCAGCCGCGCCGACAAACTTAACCATTCTGCCGAAGATACCAGAAGCTTTAATCATTGAACCTGGTCCTCCATGAATACTGTTCAACCCTACACGGTAGCGATTAAAGACGAAGCCATTCATAAATTGCTTTGGACTCGCTACCGTGGGTTTTTGCTCTTTCTCGTGATGCAATGTGACTACGAGATTCAAGACATTGCCCAGGAATGCCACTATTATTTTTTACGGCATCCGAGTGCCGTGGATTTTATGGGATCGGCCTTACAAGAGGCCTTGTGTGATATCTACCGGCGCGAAGTTGGGCGCAATCGAAAAAACAAAAAGCAAGAAAACAAACGCCAAGTTAAAACCCGCGCCATCCATCATCATTTCGATAATCCCTTCGATACGGTAGCCAGAAACCTTCCGTTTTTTGACAAGCAAGCCACATTTGATTTACGCGATGCGCTGATTGCTGCCATGAAAGCCAGACTGAGTCACAAAGAGCAATGGATTGTGATGCAGTATTATTGGCTGGAAAAATCCTTAAAAGAATTGGGTCAATTAATGGATCCCAAGGTCACCGAAAGCCGCATGTCGCAGATCATGACACGTGCGTTAGCAAAATTGAGTACGCATGAGCCGCTACAGGCTTACACTCACAATTAAAGTGAAGAATTTCTTATGCCTCTAGGCTGGCTGGTCGCATTCG